TGTCATTTTAGAAATAAAGAATATCCATGGGAAAAGTTAGATAAAGTAGAAGCCATAGAGGAAATACTAGATGAAATAGAAGAATAGGAGGGTTAGGATGTCAGTAACAGGACCAAAACCAAAACCTACAATAATTCATGTTATGAATGAAAATCCAGGTAAACGTGACATCAGTGAAAGAATAGAGTTAGAAAATAGAGTTGAAAGAATCAATAATGAAGAAATGCTTGAAGCACCAGAATGGATAAAGAATAATCCTATAGCAAAAAAAGAATGGGATAGAGTCGCACCAATACTAGCTGAAATAGGATTGTTAAAAGTTAACGATACATCGGCATTAGAAGCATATTGCAAATGTTGGAGTAGATACAAAGAAGCGGAACAGCAGATAGATAAAGCTCAAAGTACCATCATAAAAACACCATCAGGTTATGTACAACAAATACCACAGGTATCAATAGCTCATAGATATTTAAAATTAGCAAAAGAATTCATGACAGAATTCGGACTCACTCCAAGTAGTAGAGGAAGAATGCAATTACCAGGAGATGACTTTGATGATGAGATGGAGGAACTACTAAAGGAGAACGAATAAAATGTTTAATGAAAAAAAAGGAGAAACAGCAGTAAAATTCATTAAACTTTTAAAACATACTCAAGGAGAATTTGCAAGAAAACCATTCAATCTAATGGCATTTCAAGAAAAGATAGTAAAAGAGTTAATAGGAACATTAAACGAAGATGGTACAAGACAATATAGAGAAGCTTTTATATTTCTACCAAGAAAGAATGGTAAAACAGAATTAATAGCAGCAATGTTAGTTTATTTTTTATTTATGGATGATGAATATGGAGCAGAAATTTATTCATGTGCTAACGATAGAGAACAAGCATCAAAAGTATTTAGTGCAGCCGCCGCAATGATAAGAATGAATAAGGCATTGTTTAGAAAATGTAAGATCCTAGAATCACAAAAGAAAATTGTAAGACTAGAAACAAACTCATTTTATAAAGCAATATCAGCAGATACAAATACGAAAGATGGATTCAATGCTCACATTGTAATATACGATGAAATCCATGCATCAAAGAATAGAAAATTATATGACCTAATGAAAACAAGTCAAGGTGCTCGTAGACAACCATTATTCATATCAATAACAACTGCAGGTGTAGAAACCGGGACAGTTTGTCATGAGTTGTATGAATATTCAAAAAAAATAATTGAAGGTGTGGTAGAAGATAAGACATTCTACCCTGTAGTGTATGAAGCACCAGAAGAAGCGGATATCTACGATGAAAAAACATGGTACATAGCGAATCCAGCGCTTGGTGTATTCAGAAAGATTGAAGAAATGCGACAATTAGCAGTAAGAGCAAAGGAAATACCAACCGCAGAAGCAACATTTCGAAGATTATACTTAAACCAATGGGTAAACGGAGAAATAGCTTGGATGGACATGAAGAAATGGAAATCAAGTGACAGGGAATTCGATTTTAATACACTAATCGGACATCCATGCACTATTGGTATAGATTTATCAAGCAAAATAGACTTAACAAGCGTAAATGCAGAGTTCAGACTCGATAATGGCGAGTATATCATGCTTTCACACAGTTTTATGCCAAAAAATAGGGTTTTAGAACGAGAAAAACAAGATAGAGTACCATACACATTATGGATTAAACAAGGATACATTACAGCAACAGAAGGAGATGTAGTAGATTATGATTACATAAAACAATACATAAGAGATTTAAATGCTTTATATCCAGTATTACAAATTGGATATGATCCATACAATGCAACACAATTTGCAACTGATATGGAAAAAGAAGGATTCATAATGGTAGAAGTTAGACAAGGAATGATAACTTTGTCAGAACCAACAAAGGATGTAGAAGCATTAGTATTACAAAAGAGAATAATAACAAATAAGAATCCAGTTCTAACATGGGCAATAAGTAATGCAATAGCAAAAACAGATGCCAATGAAAACAAAATGCTAGATAAAAGTAAAACAAGATTTAGGATCGATCCTGCAGCCGCGATGATAATAAGTCATACACTAGCAAGAATCGAGGGAGAAATAGATATAAATAAGCATATAATGAGTGAAGGATTTGGATTTTAGAAAGGGGAAAAGAAAATGAAAAAGATGAATGAACGAACTAAAGACAGGTTCGTTTTTTTGTGTAGCTATATCGAAGATATCTTGATCCTATTCGGACTTATCTCGATAGTAGTTGCATCCTACATGGTAAACATTAAACTTGGATTATTTGTGCAAGGAATAGTGTTGGTGTGGCTAGGGTTTGTATTATCAAAAATATTGAAATGAGGTGATCTAAATGCTATTTAGAAAATTAGAAAAAAGGGAAGAAGAATCAGACACAAGTAATTTAACAACACCAAATAAATGGCTAATAAATTTAATAGGTGGAAACGAAACATACTCCGGAGAGAATGTAGATACTGCAACAGCAATGAATATTGCTGCAGTATATGCTTGTGTAAGAATTTTATCAAATCACGTAGCAATGTTGCCTCTACAATTATTTCAAGAAACGAGAGGTAAGAAAAAAAGAATACAAAATCATCCAATATCAAAACTGATAGAAACCAGACCTAACCCCTACATGACACCATTTCAATTCAAACAGACTATGGAATCCCATAGACAATTATATGGGAATGCTTATGCAGAAATAGAATGGAGTAAGACAGGATATCCAAAAGCATTATGGATTTTGAACCCATTAACAACAAAAGTTGTGATGGAAAAGGATAATCATGGAAATTTAAAAAGATATTTAATACAAACGACACTAGTAAATGGAAAAGTAGTAAATCTACCATACACTAGTGTTTTGCATATAAGAGGACTATCTACGAATGGTATCACAGGAAAAAGTCCAATTGATGTAGCTAGAGAAACTATTGGAATTCAAATAGCAGGTCAAAAATTCACTGGTAAGTTTTATGCAAACGGAACGATGAGTAGTGGTGTTTTAAAAGTACCACAATCATTAAAACCAGAAGCAAAAGCAATAATTAGACAGGAATGGGAGAAATTCAATAATGGATTAGACAATAGTCACAGAGTAGCAATACTAGATGCAGGACTAGACTACCAATCACTAGGAATAAAACAATGTGATGCTCAATACATTGAAACTCAAAAATTCTCAATCGCAGAAATAGCAAGGATATTTAATGTACCTCCACATATGCTAGCAGATTTAGAAAGAGCCACATTCTCGAACATAGAACAGCAATCGTTAGAGTTCGTAAGAGATACATTATCACCACTTTTAATTAGTTGGGAACAGGAACTTCAGTACCAATTATTCACGGAAGATGAAATTGATACAAAACGATACTACTTCAAATTTAACTTGAATTCATTACTTCGTGGAGACAGCACAAATCGAGCTGCATACTACAAAGAAATGATAAACTTGGGGATTTACTCAATAAACGAAGTAAGAGAGTTAGAAGATAAAGACAAGATTAAAAATGGAGATAAACATTACATGTCGCTTAACTATATTGATATAGATTTGATGAATGAATACCAGAAACAAAAGGTAAAACTAAAAGATTCATCAAATGAAGAAAGCGGAGATAAACCTCCGGATGAAAACCAAGATAATCCAAATGAAGATAAAGCCAAAGAAGGAGGTGGTGTAGATGGAAAAGAAAGTGAAGGAGATTAGGTATATACCAGCAATGGAAATCTCGATAAGAGAAGATGCGGCTAAACCAGAAAGTATGGCAATAAAGGGCTACGTTGTAAAGTTTAATGAACGAAGTCATTTATTATACGATGAATGGTACGAAAGAGTCGCTAAAGGTGCATTCGCAAAGAGTCTCGAAAATAACACAATAAAGGCATTATGGAATCACAATTCAGACATAGTCTTGGGTAGTACAAAATCCAGAACATTGCAATTAATTGAAGATGAAATAGGTTTGAGATTTGAATTAGAGTTACCAAATTCTAGTCAAGCAAAAGACATATACGAATCAATAAAAAGAGGAGATGTTGATGGTGTCTCATTTGGATTTTATATTCGAGAAAATGGCGATAAATGGGAATACCTAAAAGATGAAGATGTGTATGAAAGAACACTGCTTGATATTGACTTAATAGAAATCTCGCCAACGCCTTTCCCTGCATATCCAACAAGTGAAGTGGGTAAAAGGTCGTTAGCAGAACATAACTTGAAGTCAAGAGAAGAAAGAGTTCTTGAAGAATTAAAAAAAGCACAAGTGAGTGCAATGATTGAATTATTAAAAATATAGAAAAGGGAGAAATGATATGAATAAAAAAGTAATTGAATTAAGAAGAAATTTAACAGCAAAATTAAAGGAGGCAAGAGAATTAATTGATGCCGGAAAAGTAGAAGAAGGACAAAAAGCTACACAAGAGGCACAAGAAATAAAAGATAAGATTGTATTGGAAGAACAAATGCAAGATTTAGAAAACACAATATCAGATGAAAATGATGTTGTTGAAGTAAAAGAAAATGAAGAAACTAGAACAACTAAAAAGAAAGTTGAAACTAGAGCAGCATTAGTAAAATTCCTACAAGGTAAAAAATTATCAAAGGAAGAAAGGGATATTTTAGTAGAAACTACAACTCCAGGCGAGGATCAAAATAGCGTTGCAGTAATAATTCCTCAAGATATTTTTACTGAAATAAATGAATTGAAAAGACAATACAAACCATTAAAACAATTTGTAGATGTACAAGCAACAAGTACAACTAGTGGTTCATTTGTTTATGAGAATGGAGATACTATCGAACCATTCATCGATATAACAGAAGCAACTGAAATTGGAGAATTAATGTCACCAACATTAAAACAACAAAAATTTGCTATCACAGATAAAGGTGGAATCCTACCAATATCAAACACATTATTATCAGATGAAAAAGGTGGATTAGTAAAATACATAAATAAATGGTTAGCAAGAAAATCAGTAGTAACAGATAATAGAAAAATATTATCAATATTAAAAGATAATGGTATCAAGATAAATGCAAGTAAACATAGTGAAATTAAATCAGCTATAAATACAAAACTTGATCCTGAATTATTAAGTGGCGCAGTAATTATTACAAACCAAACAGGATTCGACATAATGGATCAATGGGTAGATGCAACTGGAAAACCAATCCTACAACCAAATCCTCAAGATGCAACAAAGAAAATGTTGTCAGGAATGAATATTGAAGTGTATGCAAACACAAATATTCCAGATGTAGATGGAAAATCTCCAGTTTATATTGGAAACCTAGAAGAAGCTATCAAATTCATGGATAGAGAAGAAATGGCGTTAGCTGTATCAAAAGAAGCTGGGTTCACAAAGAACTTAACATTAATACGTGCTATTCAAAGAGATGATGTAGTTACTAAAGATACAAAAGCATATTTAAATATAAGTTTATCTGCACCAGCAGAACAACCAGTTGTTTATGTTAAAACTGCAACAGATGCAGTTCAAACAACTTCAGTAGAAGAAACAACTACTCCAACTGATCCAGCACAAACACCTACAGAGTAAGAGATGCGAAAGCATCTCTCCTGTATTTTAAGGAGATGATAAAATGGTGGATTTAAAGAAAGCAAAATCATATTTAAGGATTGATTATGAAGATGATGATGAATTTATTAAATCATTAATATTGGCATCAAAGATTTATTTGGAGAATTCGTGTGGAGAATTTTCTACAAATGAATTAACTGATTTGGCACAATTAATTCTAATAGAACATTGGAATGATAATCGAACTCTAGTAGGAAAAGTTAACGATACAGTTAAACATAGTGTAGATGCAATAATATTTCAAATTCGATATTGTAGTCCAACGGAAAAAGATGAATCCGGGGAAACTTAATAAGAAAATAAAAATAGAAAAATTCACAAAAATAATTGATAGCGAAGGAATAGAAATCAAGGAATGGCAGGTAGTTAGGGAGATATTCGCATCATTGGAAGATAAGATAGTAAGGACATCCAATGAAGATAATTCAGTAACTACACATGTAGAAACCAATATGATTATTAGAAAAAATTATAAGACTTTATGTTCTAGTAACATCCGAATAGTGTATGAGAACAGAGTATATAACGTTCTTGATATTTCTGAAATTGATGACAATTATATCAAGTTAATAACGAAAGGCGAAAAGCTATATGGCAACCAGACTTGATTTTGATGGACTAGACGCAATTGTAAAAGATTTAAATAAAATGAATCAACTACTAGAAAGCAGTATGATTGATGACGCATTAGAAGAAGCTATACAACCAGCATATAAAGATGCAATCAAAAGAGCTCCTAGAGATAAGAAAGGACATCGAGGTAAATACGGAGATGGACACATGGCGGATAATATACCATTAAAACTTGTCAGAGAAAATGGATTTCGTAGCATCGAATATGGATGGGAAAAATCAGACAATAGCGACTACTTCTACGCAAAATTCGTTGAATGGGGAACATCAAATGATAAATACCCAAAACAACCATTTATTAATAAATCAATGAGTAAAAACAAGAAAGTTTGTTTCAATGTTTTTTCTGAAAGAATAAGAAAGGAACTTGGACTATGAATATTAGAGAGAAAACAAAAAGAGCATTAGATACACTAACGATACCTAGTTCGTATCAAGAAATGACTGATCCACCAGAAACATACATAACTTTTTTTGAATATGATTATGAATACGATTATTCAGAAGATGAAGTAAATAAAAAGTGGTATGTAGTTCAAATAGATTTATGGACAAAGAATCCTAAATATAAATCAATAGAAAAAGAAATCATCGAAGCAATGAATAATGAAGATTTTTATATTGATGATGAAGAAGATTTATATGAAAAGGACACTAAAGTATACCACAAAGCATTTAGATTTAAATTAGAAAATATAGAGGAGGTTGATTAAATGTCAACAATAGATAAATCAGTAACCCCAAGACAAATTGGGTTAAAAGATGTGCATGTTGCAATTATAGAAAGTGATGGAGCTGCTGGTACAGTGTATAAAGAACCAGTAAAAATAGGTCGTGCAATAACTGCTAAAATAACTCCAAGTGTCAATAGCGAAACATTATATAGTGATGACTCTGTGGAAGATGAATTAACAGCATTTGCAGGATGTGAAATAGAAATAGAACAAAATGCTTTAACATTAGAACAAAGAGCATTAATTCTTGGAAAAAAATATGCTAACGGAGAATTAGTAGAATCAAGTTCAGACTTGCCACCAAAATTAGCTTTACTATTCAGAAGTGAAAAATCAAATAGCACAAAAGCTAAACCAGTGTATAGATACTGCGTTTTATATAAAGGTAAATTTTCTGAAATTGAAGATGAATATGAAACTAAAGGAGAAAAACCTACAGGAAAAACAACAAAAATAAAAGGTAAGTTCTACGATAGAGATAGCGATGGTGCATGGAGAATGATGCTAGACACTGATATAGAAGGTGTAAATAGTGAAAAAATAACTAATTTCTTCACCCAAGTACAAGAACCAACAAAAGAAAGTTAATAGGAGGATAGAATCGAATGAGTAAGAAAAAGAAACATCATAAAAACAATAATGGACAAAAGAGAGTGACAGGCAAAGATTTACAGCCACAAATCACTACAATAGAGTTAAAAGGTAAAAAATATGCATTAAACTTTGACTTAAATGCAATGGCAGAACTAGAGGATATCTTCGGTTCATTACAAATAGCAATTGCAGAATTGAAAAAGAAAAAGTTAAAAGCAGTACGTTCATTTTTATATGCTGTTTTAAAATCGTCAGATGAAAATTTGAGTGAATTCGAAGTTGGAAAATTAATTGATATGAATAACTTCACATCAATAGAAAAAGCAATAACAAAATTAATCAATAATGCGTTTGAGGAGGACGAGAATGATGATAAGGAAACACACAATGGAAAAAACGAACAAACGGATCATCAGACTCTAGCATAGATTGGGAATGGCTTTTTTATTTAGGAAAAGAAATACTAAAAATGGATGATAAAGAGTTTTGGAGAAGTACACCAAAACAATTGATAATTAAATCAAGAATATACGCAAGATTTAAGAATCAAAATGATGATCCGGTAGAGGAGGTTCAGTTCGGTTACATTGATGATGTCTTCTAACGAAAGGAAGATATAAATGGCGAATTGGAAACTTAAAGTAGGAATGCTTTTTGACTCCCAAGAATTCGAACAAGGAATTCAAAGGATAGATAAGCAATTAAAGGTTTTGGATAGCGAACTAAAAGTATCTCAAAGCTCGGTTAAAAACTTTGGTAATACAACAGAGCAACTGAAAACGAAGGCATCATCACTATCAGAAAAGATAGAATTACAAAAAGCTAAAGTAGAAGGGTTGCGAAAAGCATACGAAAAGTCAGTAGAAACCAAAGGCGAAGATGCTAATGCTACTCAAAATTTAGAAATTAAAATGAACAATGCAACAACTGCATTGAATAAAATGGAACAAGAACTAGAACAAGTAAGAAGTGAATTAAAACAACAACCAACCTTACTTGATAATTTTAGTAAAAAGTTAGATTCATTGAATTCGAAGTTATATTCATTTGGAGATAGACTTGAAAGTGTAGGTAATAAGTTAACTTCAACTCTAACCACAGGACTAGTTGCAGCAGGTATAGCTGGAATAAAAATGGCTTCAGATTTAGAAGAAACGATGAGTAAAACAGAGGTTGTATTTGGAGAATGTACTGAAGCGGTTCTAAAATGGAGTGAAACCTCCCTAACAGCAATGGGGCTTTCAAAACAAAGTGCATTGGATAGTGCATCATTGTATGGAGATATGGCTACAGCACTAGGATTAGCTAAAACAGAAGCGGCTCAAGTGTCAATGCAATTAGTACAATTAAGTGCAGACATGGCTTCATTTAAAAATACATCTCAAGAAATGGCTAAAACTGCACTAGCTGCAATTTTTACAGGAGAAACAGAAGCATTAAAAAAATATGGTATTGTAATGACTGAAACTAACCTAGAGGAATTTGCTAGAAAACAAGGAATCACAGAAAGTATATCAGCTATGACACAACAAGAAAAAGTAATGTTGCGTCTTGCTTATGTACAAGAAGTTACGAAGAATGCAAGTGGAGACTTCCAAAGAACAAATCAAGGATTTGCTAACCAAACAAGAATTTTAACAGAAGGATTAAAAGAATTAACGACAGTGCTTGGAAATAATTTATTACCAACCGCTACAAAAGTGATACAAATCGCTAATCAGTTAATTGCACAATTTGTATCAATGGATCAAGAAACACAAATGCTTGTATTAAAGATGGCAGGATTTGCTGCAGCAATAGGTCCAGGATTAATTGCGATAGGAAAACTATCAAAAGGAATATCTACTACCTATACAGCAGTTAATACAATGACATCAAAAATAGGTATAGCAACTAACTCGCTTAAAACCTTTGCATCACACATGAGTACAAGTTGTACAAATGCAATAACTAAATTCGTTTCAAAAATACCTTTGCTTGGTTCGATAGGAGATACAATACTAAATAGAATATCCCCTATAACCAACAAAATAACCGCTTTTTTCGCACCTTTGACAAATTCAATAGGAACAGCCCTTAATCCTATAATTACAAAGACACAGGCAGCGTTTGGGCGATTAGGAACGATAGCGACAGCGGGTGCAACTAAACTACAAAAAATTGCTTCAATAGCAATGAAATTAGTAGGACCATTTGCAATAGTAGGATTATTACTTGCTGGGTTAGGATTAGCTCAATCACAGTTCGGAGAACAGCTAGACCAATTTTTATACGTTGCAATGGAGAAAGTGCCAATCATAGTTACAAATTTTGTAGAAATGATTACAGCAGAAATACCAAGGTTAATTCCTTTAGGATTAGATTTATTAATGACTCTACTTGATGTAATTATTACAAATGTGCCTGTATTAATAGAAGGTGCAATCTCAATAATAGTTACACTAGCGGAAGGAATAATAGATAATGTGGATGTGTTGCTATCAAAAATAATTGATGTAATTTTTATGCTGATCGATACAGTCATTAAAAACTTGCCTTTGATATTACAAACTGGTTTAAAATTATTGTTAGCATTGACTCAAGGAATAGTAGACAACATAGATAAGATTATAGATGGAATTTTAAATGTAATTTTATCATTAATTGATTTTCTAGTTGATAACTTGCCTTTATTAATTGATGTAGGAATAAAAATTATAGTAGCTCTAGCTCAAGGATTAGTGAAAGCAATACCAAAAATAATTGATTCAATACCATTAATAATATCAGCAATATTTGATGCGTTTAAAAAGATAGATTGGGGAAGTATTGGAAAATCAATAATTGATGGATTAGTAAATGGATTAAAAGCAGCGAAAGACTTAGTAGTAAATACTCTAACAAGTATAGCTAAAGGCGCGCTTAATGCATTTAAGAAATTCTTCGGAATCGAATCACCATCAAAAGTATTCATGGGATTAGGTAAGAATCTAGATGAAGGACTAGCGATAGGACTTGATGATAACCTTGATAAAGTTGAAGATTCAATGGGAAATTTAATGAATACAATTAATTTTGTTCCAGATGGACTAGATTATGAATTGTACGGATTAAATCCTAAAGCAAAAAATAGCGTGTCGAATGTAAGTAGCGTGACACAAAATACTTCAAATAAAAATGTAAATGTTTATTTAACAATTGAAAAATTCGAGAATAACAGAGAACAGGATGTTGAAGAATTAATGTCAGAAATAGAATACATAGCTAAAAAAGAATTATTAGGAAATGGAGGTAATGCATAATGAAACCATACTTTATATTTAAAAATAAAAACTCCAAAGACATGGGAATATCAATATCAAAATTACCTCCAAGAATTAAACCAGAACAAAGAGGAGAAATAATTAATATTCCGGGACGCGATGGATTTTTATTTGAAAGTGATAATGCTTATAATCAAAAAGCATTAGAGATAGAGTGTACATTAATGGATACTTCTGATCTAAAAAAAATCATGGAAATGCCTATATGGTTAGATGGAAGCGGAGAATTAATATTCTCTGACTTTCCAGATTATTATTATGAAGCAAGAATTATAAATTCAATTCCAATAGAAAGATTACTAAAAAGATACAAAAGATTTTTAATAGTGTTTGAGGTTCAACCTTTTTCTAAAAAAATAGAACCTGTAATTATTGAAAAGTCAACTATAGTAGAAGAAAAAATAAATGTTTTAACTTATTATGATACACCATACAAAATGATACTAAACGCTACAGGTAATATAGAAGTCCATATAAATGATACAATTATTAATTTAAATAATCTAGATAGAACAATAATAATTGATGGTAATTTAATGAATGTCACAGATGAATCTGGAAACAACATGAACAATTTAATGCTAGGAGATTTTGCAAAGTTAAAACCAGGAGAAAATACAATAAGTATTATATGCGAAGAAGATTCGACATTCACAAATTTAGTTATTGAATATAAAGGATTATGGATATGATAAGATTATACGATAAAGAAGAAACTAATTTTTTAAATAATGGATTAGGAGTATTAAGGGATGTAATATCGTGTACCTGTGTAGAAGTTCTAAATGGTAAATATGATCTTGAAATGGAATATGCTGTAAATGGATTTTTGTCAGAACACATCCTAGAAGAAAATATAATAAAAGCTCCAGTTGGAAATGATAGTGGAGAAGATCAGTTGTTTAGGATTAAATTAATCAGTAAACAATTAAAAAGGATTAAAGTATATGCAACTCATATTTTTTATGATTTAAATGATAACTTCCTTGTAAATGTTGCACCAACTCAAAAAGATGGAGATGCAGCAGTTAAGTGGATGAATGAAAGAACAGTGTACGCACATGACTTCACTTGTTCTTCGGATATAACAAAAGTTGCATCAGCTAGGTATGTAAAAAAGAATTTTGTAGAAGCATTAATAGGAAGTGATAACTCGTTTATAAATACTTGGGGAGGAGAATTAAAAAGAAACAATAAAAAGTTTCAAATTAATACGAGTAAAGGAATAGATAGAGGAGTCACATTAAGATACGGAAAAAACACAAAGGATATAACTTGGGATATTGATATAACAGGAATAGTAACAAGAATATACCCTGTAGGATTTGATGGATTAGAGTTGCCGGAATTATGTATAGATAGCCCTCTCATAAATAATTACATAAACCCTAAAATTCAAAAACTAGAATTTTCTGATATCCAAATAGATGAAGAAAATGGAATAACTAGAGAAATGGCTCTAGAACAATTAAGAAATGCGGTCTACGAACAATACAAACTAGGAATAGATAAACCCTTGATAAACATACAAGTTGATTTTCTAGAATTATCAAAAACAGAAGAATATAAAGAAAAGTATCATTCAATGGAAAAAATTTATTTGGGAGATTACGTTACAACAATAGTGCCACATTTAAATCTAAATGAAAAATTAAAAGTAGTATCAACTACCTATGATGTTTTATCAAAAAAATACATTGAGTTTGAATTGTCTAATTCAGATAAGAAGAATAGTAACTTTATAAATAGTGCTAACCAATTAATAAAAAAACTAGGACAAATCGATACAAATGTGTTAAATACAGCTAAACAGAATGCTACAAGTCAAATAGTAAATGCTATGGGTGGTTATGTATATAAAACTAGAAATGAATTGTTTATAATGGATAATGAGAATCCAAATGAAGCTCAAAAAGTGTGGAGATGGAATCTAAACGGACTAGGTTATTCATCAACAGGAATTGGTGGTCCTTATGGACTAGCGATAACATCAGATGGACAAATAGTAGCAGATTTTATAACAACAGGGCAAATGGCTATTGAAAGAATAGTAGGACTAGCAGATACATTAAACTCACTAGCATTAGACATAGAAGGATTTAAATTTGATGTACAAAATTCTGGTGGTTCGAATTTAATTTTAAATAGTGTAGGATTTGCAGGATTTGAGAATTGGGATTACGAAGGAAACGTAGCACACATAAGTAATGCAGAATTAGTATTAAATGGATCACAAAGTGGTGGTGCATTTTTATTAAATGAAGGGAAAGTAATTCAGAAGATAACAGTAAAACCAGATGATGAATCAATACCTCAAGCACAAAAAACTCATTATACATTTTCAACCATTATAAAAAAAGGATTAATAGGTAGTTGTTATTTTAAGGTTTATAATGATGTAGAAAGTTATATCATTGAAATACCAGAGAACACTGAAAGTAATTATGAAGAATATCAAATCAAAGGATTGTTACCTCAACAGTCCTTTTATTATGTAGAAATGTATGGTTCTGAAAATAGTAATAGTACATTCACAGATAACATGTGTAACGTGGGAACAATAAAGACTCCATATCAACAAGCATATGGAGAAATGTTAAATACACAGGTAAACATTACTACAAATGGTGTAGTAGTTAAATCGAATGTTTATGAAGGAAGTTATACGGTAATGTCACCACTAGAATTTAGTGGATATGCTCGAATGAGTAGTGGAATAGCTAGAGTTTTTTCATTAAATGGAGATACAACTGAAGTTGAAAAATTAAAATCAAGAAGCCAGATAGCAATGATGCCAATAAAAATTGTTTCAATATCAAGTGGCAATAATGCAGGATGGGCATTTGTTCCAGACGGAGGGGATAGTTAATGGGTGTATTATTCAGTGAAGAAAGTATTGCAAAAAGTTGTGGTGGAAAATCAAATGCTTACAAATTTAAATTAGAAGTTATAGAAAATAGTACAAGCATTGCAAATAACACATCCAATGTAACAATAAACCACTACGGTGCAGGGTATAGCTCATCATGGACATTCAAACAATTTTACTCACCAAAATCAACAGTAAATATTGATGGTAGCGAAAAAGGTAGTGGAACAGTATCAGAGATAACAAGTACAAGTTATAAATTACTTTCAAGTTGGACTGGCGACATAACACATAATTCTGATGGAAATAAATCAATTTCCTTTTCAGGAGTATTTGATCCTCACACTTCAAGTTATAGTTACTTGCCAGCAGCAAATACAATATCCGGAAGTGCAAATTTATCATACATACCTAGATATACATCAATAAGTAGTTTCACGGTATCTAAAAGGTCAGGATATGCTGGAATTACTTCCGTTAAAGTTAATTGGCAAACAGCAGATACCATAGATTATTTATGGTATTCAACAAATAATGGTTCAACTTGGACTGGATATGATGTGTCAGATGGAACAAGCGGTTCATTTAATATTACTGGATTAGCAGCAAATACTGGTTATAATTTCAAAATAAGAGTAAGAAGAAAAGATAGTCAGTTAACAACTGATAGCGGTGCTTATTATCAATCAACCTACAATTACAATAGAATTACAAGTGGCTATCCTAATGTAAGTAATGGCTCATCATTAAGAGTAACAGGATCAAGTGCAAGTGGAGCTTCATGCAGAATTCGTATTGAATGTGGGAATGCTAGTCGCTTATCACTAAATGGAACAGATTGCACTTTTAGTGTAGCTAACATCAATTCATTGATGCAATATTTCACTACAAGTAAAACTTTCTCAATAAGAGCAGTAGTATGTACTCTAGATGATAATGGGAATGAACAATATTGGGATTGGCTTGATGGAACATACACAATCATTAATAGCAACCCAACATTCAGTAATTTTACATTTTTTGATAGTAACTCAACCATAGTTGCACTAACAGGAAGCAATGCGTATTTGGTAAAGAATAAATCAACATTAAGAGTAAGTATACCATCGGCTAATAAAATGAGTGCCAAAAATTATGCAAGTGCATCATCCTATAGAATAGAGGTTGCAGGGCTAACAGGAACTCTAGCATATTCAAGTAGTGATACATACATAGACATAGGAAAAATAAATATAGCCGGTGCTTTGAATTTAAGTGTTTCGGCTATAGATAGTAGAGGTTTTATAACCACAGTAACAAAAACAATTTACATTATTGATTATGGAACACCAAGTTTGATCCCAGCAATACAAAGATTAAATGGATTCGAAAATACCACAAAAGTAGATGTGACAGGTTCATTCCATTTAATAACTTGTGGAACAGTAAATAAGAATACAATACAAAGTGTTAAATATAGATACAAGGAATCAACTTCATCAACTTGGGGTAGTTGGAAAACACTACCATTCACAATAAGTAATAATATTTATACATGTACTCAACAAGTATTAGAGTTAGATAATGAAAAATCATATAATTTTGAATTACAAGTAGTGGACAATCTAGAAACATTTAATGTGTCCTTTTTTTTATCTCAAGGAATACCTATTGAATTTATAAATGCAACTAGAAAGAATGTTGGAATTGGGTGTATGAATGATAACGAAGAATACTCCTTGGCAGTAAGAGGAAATATTTATTTGAAAAGTGGTAATGCTGTTATAGATTATGAAGTTGTAGCGGAGTGGGAATAATGGCAAATAAAGGAATTCAATTGTATGATAGCGACAATAACAAATTATATCCTAATCCTTTCCCAGTAGGTGCAATTTATATGAGTGTTGATAGCAAGAATCCTTCAACCATATTTGGAGGAACATGGACTCAAATAAAGGATAGATTTTTACTAGCAGCTGGAAACACCTACAAAGCAGGTAATACTGGAGGAAGTGCTACCCATGTACTAACAACAAACGAAATACCTAGTCACTCACATCGAACAGGTATTTTAAGTAATGTTTCATATAATCCAGGAACTAATCTAGGTTATGGTGGGAATAGTGCTGGAGTTTTATTCGACCAGAATGCAGGAGTATTAACAACGGCAACTGGTGGAAGCGCAGCACATAACAACATGCCACCATATTTAGTAGTTTATATTTGGAAAAGGGTGTCATGATGAATAGAGCTATAAGGTTTAAAGATAATAATGGAAATGCATGTTTCCCATGTCCTTACTATCCAATAGGTTCAATTTACATGAGTGTTAATAACACAAATCCAGGTAATATCTTCGGTGGTTATTGGGAGAGAATAAAAGGAAGATTTTTATTAGCTAGTGATGATAATTCCTATAAATTAGGAAGTACAGGTGGAGAGGTAAATCATACCTTAAATACAAATGAGATACCAAGTCACTCGCATTCATTTACAACAGCAGCATCAGGACAACATGAACATGCAGTCGCATTAAACGGAGATCCTGGATGGTACATCACTTATAAATTATCTTGGGGAACATCTAGAACAGGTTATTGTATATCTGGAGATAATACTAATGGACAATCAACAGGTAACGGATATCCAGCAATAGCAGTTGGAAATGGGAATCATATACATACAGGAAACACTGACTATGCATGTGGAAGTCAAGCTCACAATAATATGCCTCCTTATTTATCAGTTTATGTTTGGAAAAGAGTGGCGTAATGAGTAAGGGAATATTAATGCATAGTAAAGGCGAACCAGTGTATCCATGTCCTTATTATCCAGTAGGTAGTATTTATATTTCAGTTAATTCAACTAATCCATCAACTTACTTTGGAGGAACTTGGGAACAAATAAAAGATAGGTTTTTATTATGTTGCGGAAACACTTATGCAAATGGTTCAACAGGAGGGAGTGCATCGCACTATCATTCAACTAGGGATCACACATTAAATGTAAATCAGATACCATCACATACACATATACAAAACGAACACAGCCATGTTGCTAATTTCGACCAATTGTGGAATTTAGGTGGTGGTACAACTTCTCTCGCTACTGCTCCAGGTGGTCCTTATGGTGGTAGTAATTATATAAGAGGAACAACTGCTACAAATCAATACACTGGAGGAAGTCAAGCACATAATCACGGGAATACAGGTAATTCAAGTAATATGCCTCCGTATCTTGCAGTTTATGTCTGGAAAAGGGTGTCATAATGAAGAAATCAATAAGACTTAAAGATAATGCATTTTTTGATTCATCGGGAATAATTCATAAAAAACAAACATTAAGTTACAAATTAGAATTATTTAAAACTCATCAAATGTACAATTCAAGCACTGGAGAAGATGGATGGTGTAGGATAGCACATATTCCAGCAAGTGGCGGATATCAACAACGAGCGATTACACTGTTATTAACTTCATCGATAGGATCTGAAAATGGATTTGGGATAATAAATTTTTGTTGGTATCATAACTCATCAGTAATAGCAAAAGTTATTTGTGGAAATATAAATACTAATTATTTGAAAGCAATAAAAAATTCAGATAATACAATAGATATCTGGTTTTATATAAAAGCATATTACAGACCACTACACGTGCAATTATTATCAATTTATAACACAGGAAGCGAACCATGGGATGTATTTGAAAATACTGGTTGGATACAAAAAGCAGAACCAACAGGAACTACTTATACATTCTCATACTTGTAGGTGGATAATGAAAAAGTCAATTAGGATGAAAGAAAATGTATATTTAGATAGTTCTGGCGTAATTCATAATAAAGAATTATTATGTGACATACTAAATTCACAATTGGTATCTACAGGTACAAAAAGTTATAATGCGACTAACGGTCAAAACAATTATATAAATTCAATATCAATAGGAAAAGGTGTATGGATAGTAATAGGAGAATGGAGATATGAAGGATTCGAATTATCATCATGGACTACACTAATAGGAACTACATTTTCAGGTGCATCGTCAAAATACGATGACAATGGTTATGTTAACGACCAAATAGTAGGAATACTAATAAATACCAGTAGTACAAAGAAAACAATAAATTTAAATTTATGGCCTCGTGGAAAATCAATAACAGTAACAAGTACCATGTGTGCTATAAGAATAAGATAGGAGAATCAATATGAAAGTAACGATTAATTACATTACAAGTACAATTTTAACAACAATAATTTATTATTTAGGAGGTTTAGATACTGCGATGAAAACATTGCTAATATTAATGTTATTAGATTACATAACAGGATTATGCAAAGCAATAATAAACAAAAGATTAAATAGTATTATAGGTGCAAAGGGAATCATAAAAAAGGTAGGGTATTTAGTTATAGTTGCTCTAGCTTTTTTATTAGACAAAATTATTGGCGATACAGGATCAATAAGAAACCTTGTAGTTTATTTTTTTGTAGCTAATGAAGGAATATCAATAGTAGAGAATTGGGGAACAATTGGTCTACCGTTACCCAAGAAGATAATAGAAGTTTTAGAACAAATAAAAAAAGAAAGTGAAGGTACTAAAAATGGAAAATGAAATGATTTATGAAGAAGTAGCTCAAGATGAATTTATATCAATAGAAGAAGATTGTGAAGGATTTGAGGAGGAATAATTATGTCATATAAATTAGAAAATATAAAAAAGAGTCCATTCAAGGATTTAAATTATTCTACCATAACATCAGATTATGGAAATAGAAGATTTTATAATAATGTTTCAAAGAAATGGGTAACAGGATTTCATAATGGAATCGACATGACTAGTGGTTCAAAAATAGTTGCAGTAGCTAAAGGAAAAGTAACAGCAGTTAGGAATTCAGTCACAGGTTATACAGAAAGTCAATCATCTGGGAACTATGTGACACTATCCCATGGAAATAATGTTTATACAACTTACTGCCATATGAAATATGGTTCAGTAAAAGTTAAAGTAGGAGATATAGTTGAGAAAGGACAAGAATTAGGAGAAAAAGGTTCAACTGGATATTCAACAGGACCTCACTTACATTATGGTGTTAAAGTAAATGGTAGTTGGGTTGATCCTAAACCATATTTATTGGGAACGATAGACTTCCCAGAATATGATAAGAAACCAGCATCAAATACTAATTCTAGTGAAACAGTTTATGTTGTTAAAAAAGGAGATACCTTGAGTGGTATAGCAAAAAAATATAATACAACTTATCAAAAACTAGCAGAATACAATGGAATAAGTAATCCAAATTTAATAATAGTAGGTCAAAAAATTAGAATCCCTAATGGACAAACTACAGAAAGATACTACACAGTAAAATCCGGTGATACACTATGGGGCATAGCAAAAAAATATTATGGAGATGGAAGTCAATATAAGAAGATAGCTAAGGCAAATAACATTAAAGACTCAAGTTTGATATTCAAAGGACAAAAATTACTAATACCTTGATTGCTAACTATAAATGTGCTAATTTTTTATAACGCTTTTTTAAGTATATCACAAATTCAGTCAAAAAAAACAAAAATAGTATAAATGTTATTGAATTATCAATGAAAGTTAAAAAAAAACTTATAATTTGTGTTTCTCTAAATAATAAACTAGAAAAATGTGTTTATAGACATTATTAAAGTATAATTAATGATTTATATGTTAATGTGGAATTGAATAAGAAAAACTATTACTAGTGTGGTTTGGTCTTATTGAGTATATAAGGAAAGTGAGGTAACTATTCCGAATAAAATTTATAAAAAAAATAAAAAGAAAAAAATTGAAGGAGAGAAAATATGAAAAAACCAAAAATATTTAATTTTTTAGGGTTGGCATTAGCAGGAATGCTATTATCAACATCAGTAAATGCAGCAACAATAACAGTCCATTATAATAATTCAGATGCAAATAGATTGCCAACCTACACATATATTAATAACTACATGTCAAACAGATTCACGGTTAACGGTTATAATAATGGGGGAAATGGTTCTGCCGAGTCACAACTTAAAAATTCAAAAGCTTTCGTAGCCCATCATCATGGAGCTCCAGGGAGACAATATTTAAATCAAATGTCTAATGGTATTTCTGCATCTTATAATGGAGGAGGATGGAAATCAATAAATTCAATGGCAACAGATTTATCTAAACCTTTATACATTGCAATTTATTATGGTTGTGAAACAGGTGTAACAGATTCAACATACGGTAGCATAACAGCTGTAACTACCACTAAACTTGCAAAATCTGCTGTTGCTTGGAAAATAAGTACATATGTATATGATGTTAATGTTTGGAATAGGTATTTCTTTGATAAAGCGAGAACAACTAGTGCATCCGCATCGACTGCTTTAACTTATGCGGATACTAAATTAGCAGCAGATTCTGGATCATATCAAGCCGCTGCAATGAAAAATCAAAGAACAACATCAGGTTCATTTACATGGACATTTGCTCAAATGGGTAGTATTCTAAATTCGTTATCGACTAATAATTTTGATTTAAGTAAATCAAAACAAATGGTATCTTATGATAATACAATAAAGAATGTGATGAAAATTGATACAATGAAAACTACTGCAGATAAAGAATTAGGAGTATTCATTGACCAAAACAACAACGAATACATATATGATGGAAACGAATTAGTTGCTTATATTAATATGAATAATAATCCTAATCAAAATGTAACAGCATCTTACACAAATAGTCAAATTAATAATCTTACAAAAATAAATAATGAAAAAACAGTAAAATTACTAAAAGATATATTGATTAATGGAGATGTGAATTTAGAAGATTATAAATTAATCGAATCATCTTATGTTAAAGAAACAGATGAATATACATACTTATACGGAAAAACTATTGATGGATATAACACTAACGATGCGATACTTGTTTCTGTTAATAGTAATGGGGAACTTGTTTCTTATTCTGCAACTCAATTAGGAGTTTATGATAAGTATAATGATATAAAAATTGATAAAGAAAAAGTAGCTGATTTTGTAAATAATGAAATGGAAAGCGTTGATGATGTAACTTATAGTATTGATAGAGAGTTTATTAATATTGTTGATGGAAAACCAGTATTACAAATTGGTATACGAATGGTTCATGAAAATGAAGCGATAAGTACTAAAGAATTATACTATCCACTAGCTTAAGATAAAAAAAGGATTATCCTTTTTTTATTTTTGAAAAATTTTATAAAATATGATATTATAAAAATAGGTAAAAAAAGGAGTGGATTATGAAAAAAATATTATTAGTAACATTAATGATTTTGATTATAACTGGTTGTAATAATAATTCTACACAGAATAAAGATAGCGAATACGTTATGGATTACACATTAGAAGTAGATAAAACTGATAATTGTGATTCTAGAACAAAGGAATATTATTCTGATGGAAATAGCATTGTTTATCTAGTATGTCTTGATGAATTATATTTAAAGTTAAACAGTGGAAAGGTAATTACACTCGATATCCATTTTGAAAATGTTAATCAATCATTAGAGCGTAGTATAGAACAATTAGTAGGCGATATGGAAAATGTTGCAACATTAAGAGATGGTGGTACAAAGGTTTATAAAAAAAATAATTACACAATAATTGTGTGTAATACTACTGAGGGAAACAAGGATGTCTATATTGGGCAGGAAAACTTAAAATATCAAGAAAATTACTGTAAACAAATATAAAACTAGTAGAATTAATTACTTTGTCAATTTACACATTTATATGTATAGTATTTATTAAGCAATAAGAATTTTGTCGATATCTGTTATAATTAAATTAGCAGTAAAACGGGAGTAACTAATTTTCTAGGAAGGAGGCAAGAAAAACTTGTTTTTTTCTTGCTATCTACTGACAATTCATATTATAATTAACAGGGATGGTAATATGAATTCAGTTACAATAGGAAGTTTCAAAAATAAATTTCTAACGATAATAGCAGCAAAGTACATTAATGGTAGTTTGGCTTTATCAATTGTAGATGGAAATCATGTTGAGTATGCCGATATAACTTACTACGTAAAAGAACATAAATTTAGTGATTTTAATTATTTTTTTATCAACCCCAAGCTAGATGAAAATTTAAAAAAGTTGTTAATTAAAAAGAATATTATATTATGTAGTAATAAATTTTATGAAATAGGAAATCAAAGATTAGAAGTTGGCATGATTAATCCTAAAATTTCTAGAAAATTTGATTTCAATTGTGAAATAAAATAATGAACGGAGATGTAAAGATGATAGTCCCAATGCTAGAAAGTGAATATCAAAATAAATCGTTAGAAGAATTAATAAAAATTAGAAAAAAACTAATGAGAGAAATTACTAAATTTGAAAATGAATACATCTTCGGAAAAAAGAAACCATCTAAAGATTTAGATGTGATTCAGGATCCTGGGGAGGATGTAGTATACATAACAAATAATATGAATCTGGTAATGATTACTAAACTAATAAAAGAAAAGCAACAAATTAAAGATTTGTTGTGATTTTTTTTTGAAATAAAAAACAAAAAAAGGTCAAAAAAAGGTCAAAAAAATCGACAGAAAAGTCAAAAAAAATTAAGTGGAAGGTCAAAAAAAGGTCAAAAAAAAGTCAAAAATGCTAAAAATAGTAGACTTGTTTGTTAAAATACAGTATATTTAACTTGCAAGGACATATTTAACAATTGTGGGCTTCCATTATGTTCATATAACGCCCCATTGAGTAATTTGGTGAAGCTGAAATACGCTTCACTTTTCTTTTTGTATAAAAAAATAAAATATTATCAAAATAATAAAGAGGTATAATCATGAAATTAAATAAATATAATAAAAAACGGAATTTTGATATAACTACTGAACCATATGGAAAAATAGAAAATAAAATTAAAAAATTAAGATTTGTTGTGCAACATCATTATGCACGTAAAGAACATTATGATATGCGTTTAGAATATAATGGAGTGTTATTAAGTTGGGCTGTGCCTAAAGGCCCGTCATATAAAAAAAGTGATAAAAGACTTGCTATAATGGTAGAAGATCATCCAATTAGTTATATAAACTTTGAAGGTATTATTCCTAAAGGTGAATATGGTGGCGGTACTGTTATCTTATTTGATAGAGGTTATTATAGGGAATGTAATGATTTTAATAGTGGATTAAAAAAAGGCATTCTAAAGTTTGAATTATTTGGTAGTAGATTAAAAGGTTTATGGTCGTTAGTGCATTTTAAAGATGATAATTGGTTAATCATTAAAGAAGAAGATCATTATTATGAATATAGTGATATTTCTAAAATAAATACTAGTATTAAAACCTATAGAACTAAGGATGAAATAGAAAAAAATGTAAAAGTAGATAAAAAAGAATATATTGAAGGAATTAAAATTAGTAGTCCTAATAAAATTATTTATAAAGAAGAAAAAATAACTAAACTAGATATATTAAATTATTATAATTTGGTTTCTAAAAGAATGTTACCATATTTAAGTTATAGACTAATTAGTACAGTAAGATGTCCAAATGGTAATACAGGTGATATATTTTTTAAAAAACATCTTGAAGAAGAAAAAGAGGGATTAGTAAAAATAGATTTAAAAGATAAAGCTACTAAAGATGATGATTATTTTTATATAACGAACAAAAAAGGGTTACTTAATGAAGTTCAAATGAATAGTATTGAATTTCATATATGGGGGAGTAATATTAATAATTTAGAAAATCCTGATATAGTTGTCTTTGATTTAGATCCGGACGAAGAAATAAGTTTAAAAAAATTAAGAGAAGGTGTAAAAGATTTAAAAAGTATATTGGATGATTTAAAATTAAAATCTTTTTTAAAAACTAGTGGTGGGAAAGGTTATCATGTTGTGGTTCCTATAAAAAATAAAACTTGGGATGAAGTTAGAAATATTTCTAAAAATATTGCTATACTTATGGAGACTAAATGGCCAGATAAATACACAAGTAATATGAGAAAAGATAAAAGAAAAGGTAAAATTTATATAGATTGGGTAAGAAATACAAAAGGTGCAACTTTCGTTTGCCCTTATTCATTAAGAATAAAAGATAAAGCTACAGTATCTTTTCCATTAAGATGGGATGAATTAGATAAAATAAATCCTGATGAAATAACTTTGAAAAAGTCTTTAAAGAAAATTAAAGAACCGAATCCATGGAAAGAATTTTTTAAATAATATATAAATATAACACATTTATATATTTTTTATGCTATAATTTATAAGGAGAGTGATGAACATATGAGAAATGTAGGAACAGTAGTAAGAGGTATAAGAACTCCTATTATTAAAAATGGAGATAATTTAGCGAATATAGTAGTAGATTCAATAATGAACGCTAGTGAGTCAGAAGGTTTTAAATTTAATGATAAAGATATTGTTGCAATAACTGAATCTGTAGTTGCAATAAGTGAGGGTAACTTTGTTAGAGTGGATGATATAGTTAAAGATTTAAGAAATAAATTTTCTAGAAGTATCGGGCTAGTTTATCCAATACTAAGCAGAAATAGATTTTCAATAATATTGAAAGCAATTGCGAGGGCTATGGATGAAGTAACAATACTATTAAGTTTTCCATCAGATGAAGTTGGTAATGGCATATTAGATGAAAGATTACTAAAAGAAAATGAATTTAATTTAAATAGTGTAATAACAGAAGAAGAATATGATAAATATTTTTCATCATTTGTTCATCCATTTACAGGCATAAATATGGTTAAATTTTATAAAGAATTAGTAGAATCAGAAAACTGTAAAGTTAAATTTGTATTTTCAAACGATCCTAAAACAATACTTGATTATACCGATGAAGTATTAGTTTGTGATATACATACTAGATTTAAAACAAAAGATCTTTTGAATTCTGCAAAAGTTATATATGGATTAGATGATATTATGAATTATAGTATAGATGGTAGCGGATATAATCAAAAATATGGAGTATTAGGTTCTAATAAATCTACTGAAGAAAAATTAAAATTATTTCCTCGTACTGGAGAAAGTATAGTAAATGAAGTTCAAAATAAATTATTTGAGAGAACTGGTAAAAAGATAGAAGTGATGGTATATGGAGATGGAGCTTTCAAAGATCCTGTTGGACATATTTGGGAACTTGCTGATCCAGTAGTATCACCGGCGTATACGAGTGGTTTAGAAGGTACGCCTAATGAAATTAAATTAAAATATATTAGTGATAATAAATATAGTGATTTGAGTGGCGAAGATTTAAAAAATGCTATAAAAGAAGAAGTAAGAAAAAAAGATAACAATTTAACAGGTAACATGTTAAGCCAAGGAACTACTCCTAGAAGATACGTTGATCTTATAGGTTCCTTGTGTGATTTAACTAGCGGTAGTGGTGATAAAGGAACACCAGTTGTATTTATTCAAGGATATTTTGATAATATAACAAATGAGTGATTATATGAAGAAAGTAATATTAATAATAATAGCAGTTTTATTGTGTGGTTGTTCTAATCAATTTTTAAGTGAAACAGAATTAAATGAAATAATAAAAAAAGATAATTATATAATTATAGATGTAAGAACAAAAGAAGAATATAATGAATTACATATCAAAGATTCAATAAATATACCATATGATGAAATAAATAAGAACTCTGATATAAATAAAAATAAAACTATACTTGTATATTGCAAGAGTGGTAAAAGAAGTAATATGGCATATCAAACTCTAAATAGTTTAGGATATGATGTATATGATTTAGGTAGCATAGATAACATTAAATTAGAAAAAGAATAAAACGTTTAATTATTGCATTAAGCGTTTTATTTTGTTAATATATAACCTAGTTTGAAGGTGATATTATGTTTGAAAAATTTAGATACAGCGGCATCAGTATGTATA